CGATCTTCGCCTCGCGCTCGGCATCAGCCTTCAAGGCTTCGATGCGAGCAGCGCGCTCGTTGAGTTCGGCGTTCATCTTCTGATAAGACGCCTCTTCTTCTGCGGTGAGGTCACGCTTTTCAGACGCGGCCTTGTCGAGCAGCGACTTCGCTGCTTCCCAAGCACGCTGACGTGCCTCGACCTGTTGGTCGATGTATTGTTTCATGGTTTTCCCTCCCGGGAAAGTGTGGTTGTGGTCGCAGGGATTTTCTCACCCGGACAGGCTCCTGAACCGGCACCTTCCTGCGGCTCCGCAGCGAAGACTCTTGACGAAGTCTAGACGAGCTTGGCTTGCAGTTCAAGTTGCTTGGCAAGAATCGAAGCAGGCACCTGCTCAGGCTTCTTACGCAACTTACCGACAACATCCAACAGCAGACTGGCCTGCTCATCGTTCAACTCCGACCCAGCCTCAAGCACCGTGATGGCGTCGGCAAGTTTGTCAACATCGGCAGCCGTGCGCTCAGCCAACTGATCGAGACTGCGCACTGATGCGCTGGTTGCCTGGTAGGCGGGGAAGCCGGTCACGACCGATACTTCATACAGGCGCACTTCTTTGAGTTCGCGCACCATTCCGTCATCCGACCACGAATCACCTCGTGGTGGAACCGAGAAACCGAACGACATTGAATCCACGTCACCACGCTGAATCAGAGTTGACAAATCACGACCAACCGTCGTATCAGGTAGATCGGCTTCAACTTTCAAGCCACGATCATCTTCCATCAGACGCAGCGTCTTGGCGCGGGTCGTCGCAAGAAGCATCGACGAATCATGATTGAGATACATGCGAATGTTGTTCTTCGACTTCAATGAACGCTTGAACGCACCTGGGGCGATTCGCTCCACGAACGGCAACGGTTCAGAATCAGAGTTGAACACTGCGGCATATCCGCTGAACGACATGCCGTCACCAGCAGGACCTTGACGCACCTCGAAATCGTTGACGGTCAGCCGACGGGTTTCGATCTTCTCAGTCATGGATGACAATGCTAGTCCGTTGCGTAGATTACTTGTCCACGAACAGCTTCGACAAGCGGGCCAGAGTCACCAGATATCCGAGACGGTCTTCTTCCTCACGCACCCGCTCCGCCTGACGCTCAAACCACTGCATCGCAGGTGATGGGTCGAGCGGGTTGATTCCCCACAGGTAGAACGCGACCGCACCCGCACCGGGGAACCCGTCGTTGTCGGCATCGCTGTTCTGCGGGGCTTCGAGGTCTACCAGGTGTCTTGCTCCCCAAGCGTTTGCACGAATGACCTTATCCTCGCTGATTCGTCCCGCAGCCATCTCACGGGCCTCACGAATAGTTCTCGCCACAAGACCATCACCACCGAGACCCTGCCCGTAGTAGTCCAAACCTTTGCGAGCAGCGTCACGAATGTAGGCGGGAACATCGAAGGAGAGTTGTCGTCCGTAGACGTTGGTGTACGGCTGGTATTGCGGGTCTTCATCGTTGACGTCTCCAGTCTGAATCGTTTGTCCTGGGTTGTCGTTCGGCAGACCCTTGACTGGTTCCCAAGCGTTGCAGTAGAAGGCCGATGAAACTTCGGCATCCCAACGCTTGCAATAGAAGTTCTTGAAGAATCCACAGTTGCCACAGTTGTGATTCGCTGGCACGTCTGGATTCGCTGCGGGACGGTAGTTGTCTGGAAGTTCACGATCTTCTGCATCGTCGTCATCTGGTGTGTCGCCGTAGGACGCAGTTTCTTCGTCTTCGTCGTCTGGTTCCTCAAGTTCGCCGATACGAGTCAACGTGGAGAACTTGTGTCCGACGATGACATCGGTGTCTTCCCAGCCGCCTTCGACTCGTCGATAAATCTGGATTAGGGCCACCGGGTCATCTTCGGATGCTTCCAACTCGAAGTCGGTACCTGGCACGCGCACCGTGCCGGAGCGGAAGATTTCTTTGATTTCGCCACGAGCACGACCACCTGAACTATTCCACGAAACATAATCACCAACCATCAACTCATCAGGTCGAGCACGCTCGCCACCTGGCTCCATATCCTCAGCGATAGACACCGCAACCATCTGATCGATGGCATCCTGCTTCGATGTATGGCAGCCGATGACCTCTCCGTCTTCCTTCTCGACGGCCCAGCCTGAGCAGTCGGGATTTGAGTCGGATATGAAGTACGGCATCAGAGAGTCGTGATTGCTACTTGAACTGTTGGAGTGCTCGCTTCGGAAATCGCCCACAAATCCGCACCGGGCGGCAACACAAACGAAACATCCAACCCGTCAGGAAGGTGAATCCCGTTCAACGCAGTACCCAACGAAGCATCACCGACGAAGATGTCATCATTGCCTTGATGGTCGTGTGCGTGCACGACCACATGCTGCGGGTTTGCCGACGCAGCAACAATCTTGATTGCAGTCCCGTTGTTGCACACATAACTGGCAGCTGTAAATGGCATTACTCACCTCTCAGAGCATCAACAATACTTGCAAGTCGTCCTCTTCGGCGACGAACGTAATATCACCCACAGCAGACGCATTCACACTCGCCACAATCGGCGCGCAATACGCGAGCACCGTCTTCGCCGGCACCACCACAATCTCAGGAACAAGTTCAACGACAGGCTCAACCTTCTTCGGTCGCGGCCTGCGTTGCCGATACGGCTGACCACCAACAAACTGCTGAGGTTGCGGCGGCGTCGGCTGCGGCGTCACCGTCCCGATCGCCGAAGCAGTCAGCCCACCGAGCGGTGCATCACCGACAGCGTCAGCCGAGACCGCCCCGTCGGCGGAAGCCACAAGACCGCCCAGAATGCCCTCTGCTGAGGCGACCACGGTGATGACACCAGTTGCCGCCGAAGTCGCCTCTCCGAGCCCCGCAGACGCCTCTCCAGCCACGCTGACGACACCATCCGCCACACCAACCAACCCGCCAAGCGGTGCGTCAGCCTCACCTGTATCCGAGACGATTGCCGACGATGAAGCAGCCAGGGCACCGAGGTTGGCTTGCGCATCCGCCACCACCTCGACAGTGACCTCGGCAACTTCAGCCGATAGTGCGCCGAGTTGTGCGTCGGCAGTTGCGGTGATGACAGGTGTGATCGTGGCAGTAGCCGACGCCGACAAACCGCCGAGGTTCGCAGCTCCGGTGGCGGGTGTCGTGAAGTTGACGCCGTCGAGGACGCCGTTGCCGTCAAGCGTTGATGTGTCGAGTACGAACGCTGGTGACGGACCGCCGAGCCCTACGTTGGCGTCGTCAAGTTCTGACTGGTCGAGGTAGAACCGTGCGACCATGCTGGCCGCTTACGATGCGAGTGTCAGCGAGACCGTGAGTGCGCCCGAGGAGATCGTGAACGTGTCGCCCGCGGTGTAGGCGTTCGCGGTGATGGTTCCCGAGAAGAGGAAGTTTCCTGCTGTTTCGTTGTCCCAGGCGGTGAAGTGTGTTGCGTCTTGCGAGCCGGCGATGTTCGTCCAGGTGATTGCGGCATCAGATGCGATCGCGCCCGTCGAAGCGGCTGCGAACGACGCCGCTTTGCGTGTCGTTTCCGTTGCTGCGTTTGATGTGCCGTTCGCACCCGGGTCACCGACATGCAGTTTGACATACACGGTCGTCACCGCGAAAGAACTGTTGTTGCCGAGCGCATCAAGCCATGCGTTCGCCAAATACGAAGAGATGCCCGTTGCCATTAGTCCTCAACCCTTTCCACGATTTCGGTGATTCGACCGTCATCACCACGCACCACCTGACGCACCACGGTGCGCTGTTCTGGGACGTTGACGTTGACGACAGTTTCTGGCAGGTTGACGACGGGTGGCTCGACATGCACCGAAGGCGGTGCGACATGAATGATTTGCTCTGGCATGTTGAGGTTGAGTTCGCGTGTGCCTGCGTCGTAGACGGTTGCAGGTGCGACAGGGTTGATGGCCGACACCGGTTGGAGTGCTGCGGTCGGGACACCCGTGTGCTCGATCTCTGGCATGTCGAGAGCTGCGAGCACAGCAGCAGGCTGGAAGCCTGACGCAATCAATCGCTGTGCGATGGCTGACTTGCGATCCAAGTCGGCGAGGTTCGCTGCGGTGATGTCGATGTTGGTGAGCGGTACGCGATACACGTCGCCACCATCAATTGGTGACATGTCCTCATAGCGGCGAACGTCGTTTACTGAAAGATATCCGTTGTTGAGTCCTGACTGGTATGAGGCGTTGCGGGCGGCGATATCGCCACGCAGCAGACCTGCGGTGGTGAATCGGATGAACGCACGACCGGCGAGCAGGACGCTGTATTCGGATTCAATCTTCGACAAATACGGCGTCAACGTGTGCTGCAAGAAATGCAACTGATTCGCCTCAACCGACGCGTAGCTCATCGCACCCGGCGTCGTCACACCGATCATCGACGGCGGTACACGGAAGATGCGAGCAATCTCCTCGACTGCGAACATTCTTGACTCCAAGAACTGCGACTCGTTCGGATCAACACCCGTCTTCTGGAACGTTGCGCCACCGAACAGGATGCCTGGGCGATGCGAACGACGCAAACCCTTGTGACCATCCTCGAACGCATCGACAAGATTCTTCGCCTGCTCACGCGACAAATTGCCGGGGAACTGAATGATGCCTGTCGTTGATGAGCCTTGTCCGAAGAAGCGTGCAGCGAACTCTTCGAGCGCACGCGACAAACCGAGATTCTCTTTCACCAAGTCGATGCGTGACTTGCCACGCAACTCACCCGGTAGCACCAAGTCTTTGATGTGAATCATGTCGACATCTTCGATGCGGTCCTTGGCGTCGTGGACGTAGAACAGGCGACCTGCACCGTCGCGGCGCACTTCGGTGCGCTGCGGGTTCAGCACGGACAAGGCGAGCACTTCGCCTTCTTCGTCACGGATGATGCGAGTGAAACTGTTGCCGTTCAACAACAGAGAGACGAGCACCTGCTGAAAATGGTCATCCTTGGTGACACCGATGTCGGGTGCGTCAAGCCATGCTGGTCGTGGCCGATACTGCAACCGGACACCTTCTTGGCGGATGTACGAATCGACCGGGAGGCTGGCAATCGTGTCGGCGATGAGACGCACGCACGAATACACCGACCCGATCTTGAGTGAATCTTCCTGCGTGACATATACGCCCGAGTTCGTCGTGAACGTGTAGCCGTCGCCGAGCGCGAACAGCGACTGGAACGAAATCGCACGCTCCTCGTCACGCTGCTGACGGTTCGGAACCAGACGGTCGAAGATCACTTCTTATCGTCCTTCGCAACACTGCGAGACAACGCAAACGCCGCACCGAGACAGGCGATACCGAACACCATCGCCCCGAGAGCTGGTGACACGAGGAAGCCCGCTG